TTATCATCAGTGTCCCAAACTTCGAGAGTTGCGTCGAACGTGGTGCCTTTTACGATTTCAAGCTCGAGGCGAGTTGAGTCAAACTCCGCCATCAGTGGTTTCCTCTACTGGCTTTTCTTTGCCCTTAGGCTTGATTTCTTCTGGTGACGGGTATGGTCCCGAGATTACTTCTCCCATGATTTTTCCTTATCCTGCTGCGGTGGTCGAGGTCATTTGTATTGCAGTCCAGTGAATAGTGCGTGATGTTGTTGAAGCGCTGGTGCCCGTCCAAACACTGAAAGGTGCTGCGTATTGCGTTACCGTTCCGAGAGTAACGCTTGTTGCTGTTGAGTTACCTGAAACAACAGTTAGAAGCACGATTGGTGGCACTGTAAAAGTACTTGTGAATGTAATCGTTCCGGTACCTGTAGCCGTAATGGTTCCGGCTTCCATGTTGTATGGCAAGTGTGAGAACGAGTTAGTCAAGTCGCTCGCGTTGAGCACGTTGCCGTTCGTGAAAGTGACTCTAGCGGTCATTTATAGGCCTTTCCATAGTTCTAGCGTAGTTTGCCAGGTTGTTGGTGTGAGTGAGTGGCTCACGTTTGTAACCATGAACTTTTCATCTATCGTATTAGATCCAATGGTCTTATGAACAGAAACAACGTCGCCAACGTCTACCCGTGTTGCGTCATAAAGTTCACCGGCACGGTTTTGGCCGCGGAAGGTCACTGTTTTCACGTTGCGTTGCATAGGTCGGTTTACAGCTGTACCAATCCAGTCATAGAGTTCTGTAAATGCGAAGTTGTCTGATAATGGCAGGCTAATGACGAGGTTGTAGTTTCCGTAAAGCTGAGTTGAGTCTTTGTTGCGTCGCGTGATTGTTCCGGTACCGTCTTGGTAACTTGCGGTTACGCGATTTACAAGTTGATCAGTGGTTGTTCCGATTTCGAGATCACTGAAGCAAACGTGTTTAGCCGCGGTTGAGTGCACGTCACTGAACTCGTATGATGCGGTTGTTGCAACTCTTGAAGTCACATAGTTGCGGTCACGGAAATAGGTCACGTCATCTTTGCTCGAGTACCAGCAGATACCAAGTTCGCAACGAACAAAGTCATTTAGCCATGGCCCACAGTTGATAATGGTTAGTCCGCCCGTACCAATCATGTGTGATACTCCGCTGTCCGCGACCACGGTGCGTGAATATTCTGCAGCTGCGGCCACAGCAGCGAAAGTTACGCCTGTGAGTGTTAGTGAGTTCCAGGAGAAACTATCTATGGTTGCGTTGTTGAGTTCTTGGAGATAGTCGACTGCTCGTAGCTGGACAATGTTTGAACCGTCATAGTTATAGTTCACTGAGAGTTCGCTGATAAGTCCTTGAAAGATGTAGAACCAGGTGCCGTTTTGTTTTGCACTAACGCGGATTGGTAAGCCTACGCGCATATTTGTGTTGAAGTTCGGATCATAGGTTGCCGACTGGTATGTGACGTTTAGCGTGCCAGGGTCAATCTGTGTGTAAATACCCGAAAGAATGCTTGGCCCAATGTCTGTGTCGAGAGAGGCTACGTTTGCCGCTATGTCAGTCCAGGTAGGTGTTGCACTTGCTGATAATTTATCCGAACCGCCAAGCGTCGATACGCCCAGGATAAAGTTGCCCAAAGCAACTATTTGCACCTCGAGTTTTAGGTCAGTTTGGATGTTGAAAGTCATTAGTGAGTCGGTGCTATCTGTAGATAGGTTCGGCCTGCGTTGCGTTCATAACGCTGAATGGCGCGAATGATGTCTTCACCAGACATGTTGGACTTATTTACGTTGATTGTGTAGGTCTTTTGTTGCTGAGTGTCATAAACCTGCCCACCCATGCTTTCCACGGCCGTTTTGAGAGCGTTAGAGTTCACTACTCCACTAATGTCACCGGAAGTAAATGCCTGCCATAGTCCACCCAGATACTCGAGTTCATCTGCCACGCTTTGAATGGTGTCTGCCAGGAGTGTAAAGAAACCAACTACGCCGGACTTTTTGGCAGGGTCAAATTGTGTAAAGAATGTGTTTATCTGCGTACCAAGATCGTTGAGAGCATCGCCAAACTTTTTCAGCGATTTACCTGTGTCTGAGTTTGGATCGAACATGTCTTTGATGAAACTCTCAATAATCGGAGCGTTTACGATAAGCCAGTCGGCCATAGCCTGAAATGCTGGCATGAGCGCATTACCGATGGTTTCTTTCATGTTGTCGAGTATTACGGTGAGTTTTGTAAACGGGTCTGCAGCTGTGGCCGCTGCACCCTTGACTGAGCGCGCTAGTTCGTCGATGCCACCCTTAGTTGCCTTCAGTTGTGGAGCGAGTTTGTAAAGTGAGGCCATTTGGCCGCCGTTTGCGCGCGTAAGTGCTTGAGTGACGGATGCCAGGGGTTTTCCTGAGGCGGCAGAAAAGTCTAAAGCGATTTTGAGTAGTTTCTGTGCTTTGCTTACTTTTCCAGTTCCACGGAGAAGGTTCGCGAATGCTGGACGAAGTTCATCATCGACGATACCAACTTGATTAGAAAGTGTTTGGATAAAAGCTTCGTTACTGGCAATTTGTTTATCAGTTGAACCAGCAGTTGTTTTCATCTGCAAAGCAAGTAAACGTTGAGAACGTGCATCCTCCACTGCAGCTCGACCAGCGGCCATAAGTTGCCCTGTGAGCACTGAGATACCAATACCAATGCCAATGCCCGACAGTGCCCGTTTCATGCCCTGTCCGACCGCTCTCGTCTTTTGCTCGAGGCCAGAAAGTTGTTTCTTTGAGCGGCGGATGCCTTCGTTTAGTCCTTTTTCGTTCGCTAAGAACTTGAAAACTAGATTAGCCATGTGATCTTTGAGCTAGTGCATCGCAGAAAGCAGCGTACTCGATAAAAGTTAGCCGCCTATAGTCTGCCGGTGACATTCCTGTCGCCACACAGAACTGCGCCATGCGTTCCGCCTGCTCCTTTCTTATTTTGGGTCTGGTTCATCTCCTGCAAACATTTCGGTAGCGTCCGCGAGGGATTTTGCTCCGGCTTGTTCCAGGGTAAAGTTTGGGTCAGTTCTCTTGGTGATAACCCAGATAAGAACTTTTAGGACGCGACCTTTTGGTGCGTCATCATCCATAATCGTCGAGATTGAGCGGTTAGTGAATGTTTCAATCTGCTCAACTTCATCGAGCGTTAGTGTGTCAAAGTCAATCATTTCTTTCCTAATCCATGTTTGTTGATCATCTGTTGCATGTTTCTATCGTAGTCCGCGATGATCTGATCTTTCGTATAGCCAAGTGCTTTAGCGAAGAACGGCTGTGGAAGAACATTTCGTTGTACCTTAGTCTCTTTGTCACGGAACCATCCCCAGTGAATAGGGTTTGCATAAGGGACACTTTTACCTCGACCAGCAACAGCGGAAGCCGTCATACCAGCCCTGCCAGGTTTAAGTGTTGAGCGGAGCATTCCGGTGCGAACGGGTACGAGTGGCGAAGCAGCTTTGATAAGCGTTTGTGCCGCCTCGAAGTTTGCTTGACCAATCTCGCCCTTATCTGCGCCAAGAGCCTGCAACTCCCGAATAGTTTGTTGCAGGCCCTCGACCTTGATAGAGCCGCTCGCGACTCCAGACATTACGCGGTCTTGACCTGCAGGCCGAAGTACTTCGGTGGTGTTGCAGCGGTGTCAGTACCGGTGTTTTTGACGGTGAGCTCGACGGTGAACTTCACGATCTCGCCAGAGGTTAGCGAGAGTGGTGGCAACTGGTCGAAAATGACTGTTCCAACATAGTGAGGTGCCGAGGTGCTCGGTGAAGCGTTGCCACCAGGAGCGACAGTGAATGCCACCTCGGTGCCGTAGTTTGCGTAAAGCAAACGGTAAAGCGAACCAGCGTCGCCAGACGTTACACCTGAAAGGCTTAACATCCAGTTCTGACCAGTCTGAACCTCACAAAAGGTTCGGACATCGCCAGGAGCGTCTGAGGTGGTTAGCTCTACTGAGTCTGCGTCACAGCTATAATCGGTTGTTCCGATTTTGAAAACGATGTTAGTCGCTTTGATGCGAGTGCTCGCTGCCATGATTACTCCTTAGAGAGTGATTGAAACCATCACAGAAACATCTGAAGTCAAGTAAACGGCACCATTAGCGTCGAGGCCGTATGGCTGGTTTACTGATTTCAGTTGCACGTAGTGAAGGTTAGAGATTGCGTGGATGGTTTGTTCGATAAGAAGGTCTAAAGCGTTTGTTGCAGACTCGTTATCTGCCGTCATCGCCACACACTTAATATCCAGGTTCATTTCGTACTCGTTGCCTAGAGTTTCTGGCATTAGGTACGGTGAGCCGCTAGTGATAATCAAAACGGGAGGCGTTACACGTGCCGGAATGTAATCCGTAACGTCGAGGCCTGCGTCATTTAGTGCTAAAGCAAACTCGGCTTTAGCAGCAGTGATCTCACTAACGGTCATACTGCGTAACCGATGTAGGACATGAGCAAAGCGTAGGCAGGTGCCATAGGGTCTTTACCTAGTCTCACAGCTTGTCCCGAAACATCCGCGAACTGCGTAATACCGTTTGGGGCGCTCCTGCGGTGAAACAACTCAGAAGCGACCATAAGCACTGCTTGGTCGTGGACGGCGGCCGGCACCGAAGCACCGGCCACCTTATTCGTTACGAGCTGGTGGCCGCTAGTTAGGCAAAGTTGTGGGAAGTCGGTGGCATCTTTAGTGCCAACATAATCCTTAAACTGCTGAAGCGTAACGGCCATGATCTACTAAACGACCTTGATCTTGACGATTGCGCTCTCGAATGGAACAGTCGAGAACACACCGTAACCGTAAACGGCGTAGGTGTTGGTCAAGGTGTTT